TCTTCTTCAACATTGTCTTCATCAACATCATCAACATCAACATCATCATCATCATCATCATCTTCGTCATCTTCAACATTTTCATTGTCTTCATCATCATCATCTGTAGAATTATTAACGGTACTAGCATTTGTGTATTCTTCTTCGTCTTCATCTTCATCATCGGAAACATTTATTAAATCTTTGTTAATTCCCCCTTCTTGCTTAATTGTATTTTCAAATTCATTGTCTTTTGAATTAGAAGAATTTTTAATATCAGTTAATCTGCTTCTAAAGAATCGTAGTTCATCAGCCATAGCAGTAATAACTCCTAACATAGAATTTAATTTATGATCTTGTTCTGCCATTCTATAACTAACATATGCAAAAATCCCTCCAATTAATATAACAATAATTGCAATACTAAATAAAAATGATGTACTAAATAAATCGGATATTGCCATTCTTAAAAATGATTTATATATTATAATCTTTTTTAAAACGAATTATTTAATTTTTAATTTTTATGTTTTTTATTTCGTTTTTTATTTCTTCTCTTAGTACCTCTAGCCAAAGGATTAGTTATTCTTCTGCTTCGTCTATTAGACATAGAAGATTGTGCTGATCTTTGCCTCTCTATTTGTTTTTTAATTGCTTCAAGTTGCCTATATAATGTATATCTTATATTGTTTAGTGCCTCAATTCCTTCATTTACTCTTGATAATTGTTTATTTATATCTTCAATTAATTCTTCATTGTTTGCTACTTCATCTACTCCTACAGGAGAATTACCTTGTTCATCAACATATTCTATAGCATTTGATAATTTGTGTGTAAGTATTACTCCTCGGTTTGTTAATATTCTTATATTTTCTTCTGTATTTTCATAATCATTAACTAATTTGTCTATATTAACTGGTTTCATAATATATATATATATTATTTTCTAGTACTTTCTAAAATTTCTTTAGGATAGTTCATATCTTTTAGTACTTTTAACCCACCTTTAATTTTTGAAATTCCATTTTGTAATATGTAAGTATATTCAAAATTGTCGTTTTTTTTTAGTGTCTTCATGTTGTAATTTTTAATTTTATTATTTTTTCCTAATTTTTTACATAATTTTACGTAATGTGTTGTTAGTATACATGTAACATTTTCTTTATTTACTAAATAGTTCATTAATGCAAACGCACTACTGACTGCTTCTTCAGGATTTGTTCCTGAATATAATTCATCAAAAATACAAATATGATTTTCTGTACTACTCTTTTCAACAGAATCAATGATTTCTTTGCATCTACGTGCTTCTGCTTGAAACAAACTATCACGACCTGAAGTATCTGGTATATTAAGATATGAATGAATATTTTCAAATGGTGTTAGTTTACAAGATTCAAAACATCCATAACCAAATTGTTGTGAAAGAATAACATTAATCAAACATGTTTTAATAGTAGTTGTTTTTCCAGATGCGTTTGGTCCAGTAATAATCATATTTTTATTCAGATTACAGTCATTTTTAACAATTGATTCGCTAGAAGCATGAATGAGTTTAGGATAATACATTTTTTTCAAAACAAGTCTTCCTTTTTGGGTATATGTAGTCTTATAAAGTTTGTTAGTTTCAACATTATTTTTTAATGTTTTCATAATATTAAAATATGAATGAAACCCAAAAGAATACAATAATGAATTCGTATAGTAATTATTGTCATATAATTGATAAAATGTGTGCATTATATGTCCAATTTCAGAAATTTTAAATAAAGATAATGAAAAAGGTGTGATTTTATTTATTTGAGTTTTAAAATCGTAAAGTACATTCATATTTTTTGTTAGTTCGTTATTAAAATTAGTGTATTTACTAAATGTTTTTGTTTTCGTTATATAATATTCCATTGTTTCTAATGAAAAGTCAATATAATCTTTGAATTTAAACAAATAATCATGAATTTTCTTCATATTGGAATAAAATCGTACGCATACTAAAATATTTTGATATACAGAAAATAAATAGAATGCTGCAGAAACAATTAAGTATATCTTTTGATTAAAATCTACTTGATGAAATTGCGTAAAAATTTTGGTAATCGCATGATTAGATATTAGTGCTTTTAAAACATCAATATAGTCTTTAATATTAATATTAATTCCCTTTGCTTTAATAATAAAAAAAGGCATAATCAAAATAAAAATAGGTAATAAAAGTGATAAAACAGGTGAAGCAATATTATAAATGCTCATAAGTTGAAGAAAATGTGTATTATTATTAAGAAATTTGGCAAAATTCCAATCAATGTATAAATATTTTTCACAAAATCCAGTTTGACGATAAATTTCTTGCCACGAATTTACGATGTTGTCAAAGTCAAAACTGCTAAAATTATATTTATTAAAAATTGTATTTATTTCGTTGGTCTCTATAACGGAGACAAGATCTTGTGTTTGTGTAAGAAAATCAGTATCAGTAGTGTAGTTGCTTGCAATTTGTTTAACTACCTGTCTAGATATAGAATCAGTTGTATTAAATATATGCTCATATATAGGTTTTTCTTCAACATCAACGGTATCAACTAACTCTAAATCATTAATAACAGATTGATTAAGTTGTTTGTTATTTTCATTATAAGTTATTGGTATTTTGAATATATCATTAACAGATTCAGTTGATAAATTAATGGTACTATTTTCATCGTTATTTTTGTCATCACTATCTAACATTATTTGTAAAATAGAATATAAAATAAACTATTTTACGAATATTAAAATATTTTGAATAATTATGTTTATATTAGTGAAAATACTGTTATTGTATTTAGTATATAGTACTGGTTTATCATTTACTAGATATGTTTTAAGAATTCCTTTATTTAGAAAAGACCTCTTATTAATGGATAATATTGAAAAGCAATGCATTATTTCAGCAAAAAATAATAAAATGTATTGCGACAAAGACGCAAAATTATTCATGGATGAAAATGAATTAATAAGTGATAAAAAATTAATAACGATTTCTCCGGGCGGATTCAAAGGTTTCTATATTTTAGGTATCTTAACATACATAAAAGAAAATTACAATACAGATGATTTGATTTATTCAGGAGCATCTGCTGGTTCTTGGAATGGGTTATTTATGTGTTATAAAGGTGATCCATTAGAATTTGTATATAAGTTGTTAGATAACAATATAATGAAAGCAAAAAGTATTACAGAATTAGAATATTTTGTTAAATATAAGTTATTAACAAGTTATAAAGATGAAGATTTTGATTTAACTAAATTATTTGTGGGTGTAACGACATTAAAAAATTTTGAATTAATAATAAATATATTTTCTGAATTTCAAAGTTTAGAAGATGCGATAAATTGTTGTATAGCAAGTTCACACATACCCTTGATTACGGGTAGTTTAACTAACAAATATAATGATATGTACACTTTTGATGGCGGTTTTGGTAATTATCCATATCTAAATAAAAGTCGTTTACTTCATGTATCTCCAAGTATGTGGAATGATATGAAACCGCAAAATAAAATATTAAAGGGTATTAATACTTTGAAAAAATTTTCAGAATTTTTTTCAGTGTCTAAGAATAATTTGTTAGAACTATTTGATGATGGATATTCAGACGCAAAAAAACACAAAGATTATCTTGATAAAATATTTATTGTAAAAAATGAGTACCAAAAAGAAAATAATTCATCGTCAAACGCAATTATTTAAATGGTAACAGGAAAATCGGATGGTAATTCAACAATTTGTGTCTCATAATATGATTCAATCTCTTTCATTTTAAGAATATCTCGTCTTGTAATAAAATTAATGCCAGTTCCTTTTCTTCCCCATCTTCCAGAACGTCCAATGCGATGTAAATAAACATGAGTATCTTTTGGAATATCAAAATTAATAACAAAACTAACTTGTTGTATATCAATTCCTCGTGCAGTAACATTGGATGAAATAAGTACTCTGGCTGATCCGTTTCTGAATTCTCTAAAAGCACTATCTCTTTCTGAATGAGACATTTTGCTATGAATGCAACAAACAGGAAACCCATCAGATTTCATTGCTTCGTATAAATCAGTGACTCTTTGAACACTATTGCAATAAATGATGCATTGAGAAACACTGATAAGTTGATATAAATCTTTTAGTGTAGCGTATTTTTGTTTATCATCATCAACGGCGACAAAATATTGCTTAATACCTTCTAGAGTGAGATTTTCTGCTTTAACACAAATTTTAACAGGATCTCGCATAAATTTGCTTGTAATTTGAAAAATGTTATTTGGTAGAGTGGCGCTGAATAGCGCGATTTGTACGTTTTTGTTTAAATTTTGAAAGATATTGTAAATTTGTTCTTTAAATCCCTGAGACAACATTTCATCGGCTTCATCTAATATAACTAACTTAAGTTTATTTGCTTGAATATGACGTCTACGAATCATATCATATATTCTTCCTGGACATCCAACAATAATATGAGGTGGATTACTACGCATATTTTCAATTTCATCATCAATAGGTGATCCTCCGATAACCGTTTTAACTCTAATGCCAGTCATCATATCTGATAAACTACTAACAACTGTACTAGTTTGTTGTGCAAGTTCATGAGTGGGCCCAATAATTAAAACTTGATTACAATTTTCTTTTAAATTAACACGTGAAAGTGCACCTACAGTAAATGCTGCTGTTTTTCCAGTGCCTGACTGTGCTTGTGCTATAATATCGTGTCCTTTTATTATAGGTAATATCGCTTTTCCTTGAATAGGACTAGGTCGTTCATATCCATAAGCATAAATTCCTCTTAATAAATCTGTATCAAGATCTAATTCATCCCATCCAGTAATAATTTTAATAGGTGTTTCAGTATTATCTATTTCGTTATCTAAATTTTCCGATTCTAAATTTTTTTGCTCTGACATAATATATATATATTATACATTGGTTTTAAGTGTATTTAAATAATAATATTATATTTAAAAAAAAATTGATATAAATAATATCCTATATACTTTATGTATATAGATACAATGGCAGCAACTACAAAGTACTCACTTTCTCAAATTACTGATATTTCCTTCAGTGGTTTTGACTATACTATTTCAGATGATACAATTGCTATGATCAACTATTTGTCGGGTCAAGTAGGATTTGTATCTAATATTTCATCAAATGTATTTAATAAAAAGCCGTCAGTTGTTGAACCAGAGAATAATTTCAAACAAGGTAATAAAAAACGCAAAGGAAAGGCGGTTGAAATAAGCGCAGAAGAATGGGAATCAATAAGAACATTTGAAGCCACTGCAATTTCAAAGAAGACAGGTTTAGATGCCGAAATAGATCAAGTACGTTTATGTTTGAATAAAATAACAGACAAGACGTTTTTAGATATGCGAGAAAAATTGATTGCTCAAATTGATAAGATTTGTTCAATTCCTGGTATGAGCATAGAAGATGGTGAAAAAATTAGCAGAGAAATTTATAACGTTTCGTCATCAAATAAATTTTATTCAAGAATATTCTCTGATTTGTACGCAGAGTTGGTAACTAAGTATGTATGGATGCGTCCTGAATTCAATAGACAGTTTGAAAACATTATGGAGAACTACAAAAATATCACTTATATTGATCCAGAAACAAACTACGATGAGTTTTGCAGAAATAACGCAATAAATGAAAAGAGACGTGCCATGACATTGTTCTTTGTAAATCTAGCACTTAATGGTTTCATTTCAAAGTTGACAATTGTCAAAATTTTAAAAGAACTTTTGGAAACGGTTATTGAGAAGATTGAAAAAAGTGATGTGAAATTTCTTGTTGACGAAATAACCGAAAATATCGGTATTTTGTACAATAAAGATTTATTAGAAGAAGTTGAAAGTTATCCAGATTACGAAGAAGATGATTATTTAATAGATGATCGCAGCATAATAGAAACAGTAACGATGCTCGCGAAATATAAAACAAAAGATTATCCTAGTTTGTCAAATAAGTCAATCTTCAAATTCATGGATTTAGTGGAAATGTAGATTATTTATTTTAAAACGAATTTAAAAGTAATTATTGTTTTAATGTATAAAATAATGAATAATAATCAAAATAATATTTCTTTTTTTTTGCATGATAAACCTGTAGAATATGATAATAGCGATGAATTGAAAGATATCATACATACGATGGAACTTAGTTCAGTAGGATCTGAAATACAACATGATTATGGTGAAAATCTAAATGAAAGCGATTTGGATTATTATTTGGATAAATCTTTTTATGGAAATGATGAATTATATTATAATCAAGAATGTACTGTAAAAGATTTATTAAAAATTTGCCAATATTATAGTATTGATAAATGTATAAAAACATCAAAATGTAAAAAACCTGATATAATAGACACCATAGTGTACTTTGAAAATTTACCAGAAAATAAAGAAATAGTAAAAAAAAGAAACCGTATGTGGGCATATATGCAAGAATTGTCAAATGACCCTAAAATGAAAAAATATTTAATTTGGAGTTAATTTTATTATCTTATAAAAATAAATAAATAAAATATTAAATCTTATTAATTTATATACAATATGGTTGTATCTAAATTAGATAGTAATGTGAATTATCCAGAATTAAAACGAGTAGATCCAGAAGATCTAAGCAAAGAATCCAATCTGTACCAAATTGAAATAAAAGAATTAGATGTAGTAGTTGCTATAGGTGGACCTAAAAATACTTTTATGGATAAAAATATAACATATTTTCCAGTTTATTTAGTAAAGCATAATAATAAAGTAATTCAAATTGGTGTATATGAAATTCCATCATCATCAATGGCAGATTATGTTGATGAGAATATGATATTAGATATAGAAAGACTAGATTATCCGCTTATTTATACTTTTGCAACAAAAGATATGATTAATAAATTAAGATTAGTTCCAAAAGAAGATGAAAAAGAAGAGGTGATTAAACCGCAACCTAAAGCAAAAAAAAGTGAAAAAAAAGTTACAAAAGGTTCTGAAACTGAAATACTTATTCCTCAAGTTAGAAAGGATATTTTTACTGCACGAATAGGCGCAGTAATTCCTGAACCATTAAAACAAGAGACAGCAAAACAAGCATCAGATATACGAGAAAAATATCATTCAAGTACATCAGACACTTGGATTCAGAAATACATGAAAAATAAGAATTATACAATTGAAGATAATGAAGGTCTTGGTGATTGTTTGTTTGCTACAATAAGAGATGCGTTTAAAAGTATTGGTCAAGATACAACAGTAATTCAGATAAGAAATAAACTATCTGATTTATCGGATTCCACAATTTTTAATAATTATAGTGAAAGGTATAATATGTTTTATAATGAAATAAAAACCACAAGAGCACAATCAATACAATTAAAAAAACAATATGAAGATTTAAAAAGTAAATTAGCAACAACTATTGATAGAGAACAACAATTAATAATTCGTGATGCAGCGACAAAAGTGTATAAGAATTTTCTTCAGGTGAAAAAAGAAAATGAATATGCTAAAAAAAATATAGAGGATGTAGAATTTATGGAAAATGTGAAAACAATTGAAGACCTAAAACGTAAAATACGTACTTGTGATTTTTGGGGTGATCCGTGGGCAATAAGTACATTAGAGAGAATGTTAAATATAAAATTCATTATAATGTCAAGTAATAACTATATAGACGGTGACATAGATAATGTATTACAATGTGGTGACTTTGTGGATCCAGTTATTACAAGTAGAGGTGAGTTTAATCCTGAATTTTATATTGTAGTAGATCATACTGGCAGACATTATAAATTGATTTGTTACAAGAAAAAGAAGATTTTTAATTTTAAAGAAATACCATATGATTTAAAAAAAATGATAGTTGATAAGTGTATGGAAAAAAATGAGGGTATTTTTAAGTACATTCCTGAGTTTGAGACTTTCAAATCTCAATTATTAGGTACTGGTAAAGGAGACATTCCAACATTTGATGAATTAGGTGAGGCAAAAATAAGAAATTTGTATGATGATGATGTGGTTTTCAAATTTTATTCTAAATCTTCTGACGAACCAATTCCAGGAAAAGGTTCCGGTGAAAAAATTCCAGAAAATAGAATAATGGAGTTTTCTGAATTATCAAAAATTCCAAAATGGCGTAAAAAATTATCAAATTTTTGGATTCAACCGTTTACATTAGATAATCATCGTTGGGCATCTGTAGAGCATTATTATCAAGCGTCAAAATTTAAAAAGAAAAATCCTGATTTTTACTTGTCTTTTTCATTAGATTCTGGTACAGAATTGTCTCAAAGTCCAGAAATGGCAAAGGGCGCAGGTGGTAACACAGGTAAATATAAGGGTGAATTGTTAAGACCAAAATCAGTAGAATTAGATCCAGATTTTTTTGGTAGTCGTTCAAATAAAGAGATGACGGATGCACAAATGGCCAAATTTTCACAAAATGAAGATTTAAAAGAATTATTATTAAATACAAAAAGGGCAAAATTGATACATCATGTTCGTGGTAAAGAACCGGTAACATTTGACGACTTGATGGTTATTCGTGATAAATTGAGTGGTAATAATTTGTCATAATTTCTTTAAATTAAAAAACAAATAATATATTTTAACTAGTTCAAAATTAAAAATTAAAATATATATATAAATTATATGAGCAACCCAACTACTACCCCTGACGATGCCACTGAAATTTTGCTTATAGAAGCAGAAAAATCTTTACTTGAAGTTATAAAAAATTTGTTAGTTACTAATAAAGATAAAATCGGTACTTTTAGCGTTAAACTTACTCCAGATATGATTAAATATATAAATATATTGCTTGAAAATAATCCATCTTTTTTTAAGGAAACAGAATCATCATTGAATACAATTATATCAGATAACACTATTAATATAAAAGATATTCCCGAAATTCTTGTGTTAGTTAATAAACTTTATAGTCTTATTTATAACACAAAGGCTATTGGAAAAGGTACTGATTATTATGAAATCGTCAAAACATTATTTCATGTGATTTTAGTAGTTTATATTCAAACACATAATATCCAAAATGACAAACTAACAGAACCAATTTTAAAATTGATTGACGCATGCATTGATTTAATTAAATTACAAAAACACTTAAAACCTATAAAATGCAAGTTATTTTAAATTAATATAACGATGTAAATTATTATATTAAAATACCTAATATAACAATTTTTAACAATTAGAACCCTGTGCATCCATACGTGGTGTAACTCCATTAGGACAACATCCATAAATTGTACCTGCACAACCACCAATTGGCTTAACCGGAACGGGATAAGGGACAGGAATTGGTTTTGGTACCGGAACAGGTTTTGGAGGTGGTATAGGGGCTGTACTTCTAAATAACATTAATAGAAGAATAAAAATTAAAATAACCATCAAAATTGTGTTAGTTTCCATTATATAATATAACGAAAAAAATAATAAACTCTTAATATATATTTAATCATGAATCTAACAAAAAATAGTAATTCTTTAATAAAATTTTTTGTAAAAAATAACTGTTTAAACCCAATAAGACAAACAAAAAAAACCAATACCATATTTAAGACTCTATATCATGAAATAATGAGTGGTTTTAGTTATATTAATAGTTTAAAACACAAGATGAAAGACCGTTTTTATAAACTTAAAATAACTGATATACATAATATAAAACAAATACCTAAACCTCAAACATTTCCAGCAAATGGGTTTCCAAATATAGTACGACAGCATATAGATGAACACACTTTATCGTCATTACATTATTCATTTAATTTATTTGATAGAAATATTGACATATATTTTTTAATTGAAGATAATAACGCAGAAAATCTTACTAATACTTATAATACATATGTTGATTATATGTTAGTTTGGTTGTACATTGTTAATGGTTATGCTTCTCGTCATTGTTCACCTCACCTAAAGATATTTATTTATTTTACATCATTGATGAAAAATATACCATCAACAAATGTTGAAATTCTAAATGAAGCACATGTTAATACTGCTTTTACTAGAACGTGTCCATCTGATTCAGAGATTGTTGTTTTTAGAAAAGAAGAATGGTACAAGGTTTTTATTCATGAAACCTTTCATAATTTTGGACTAGATTTTTCAGATATGAATAATTCTGCTTGTCATTCAAAAATTCTTGCATTATTTCCGGTGAAATCTGATGTTAATATATTTGAATCCTATTCAGAATGTTGGGCAAGAATAATGAATGTGTTGTTTTGTAGTTTTACAATACTTAAAGATAAAACAAATTTTGATGAATTCTTAATAAATACACAATTTTTTATAAATATTGAACGTATATATTCTTTCTTTCAAATGGTAAAGGTACTTAATTTTATGGATATTAGTTATTGTGATCTATATAGTAAAACTGCTTATGCCGAAAATATTAGAAAAACATTTTATAAAGAGCAAACAAGTGTATTATCTTATTATGTTCTCACAACTATTTTGATAAATAATTATCAGGATTTTTTAAGTTGGTGTCGCACTAACAATACTTCATTATTACAATTTAAAAAAACTACCTCTAATCAACACAATTACTGTAAATTTATTGAAAAAAAATATAAATCAAAGAGTTTGTTAGATGATATAGACTGTACAGAGAATTTATTATTAAAATTAAAAAAAAGTAGTAGAACTAAAAAAGGAATTAGAGATTTGGGTTATCTAGTTACAAATTTACGAATGTCTGTGTGTGAATTGGGATAATTATATTACATTTGAAAAACTAAAAACAATTATGTTAGTATAATTTATAAAATGTGTTGGAATAAGGAGGTTTCTTTAAATACATTTGTTTTTAGTTTTACTGTGTTATTGTTAATAATGTACAATAATATATTTACTCAATATAAGATCTTTGAATTTAACAACTATTGGGTGTATATATTTTTGTTTTTAATTATAGTTATTCAACTTATTGAATATTTTATTTGGGAAAATATTAATAACCCTTTTTATAATAGTTTATTTACAAAAGTACTGTTATTTGTTACATTTCTTCAACCAATTGCTTCTATTTTTATAATTACTAATAACAAATTGTCATTTGCATTGTTGAAAGTTTATTTATTTTTATCGTTACTATACTATTTATTTAAATTCTATTTTGATAAACTTACATTTTCAACCATAACTACAGATGGTCATCTTTCATGGATTACAGTAAAAAATAATACTATAGGTAATATTTACGGAATAATATGGTTATTTTTCTTTTTATTTCCTCTTTTTTACAATAAATTTTATGGTGGTTTATTAATTGCTTTACTTACACTTTCATTTTCAATTTATAATTACTACCAAAATGACTCTATAACAAGCATGTGGTGCTTTATTGCTAATATTGTGATGTTGTATTATGCTGCATATTTATTAATATATTTACCCTTTTACAAATAATGTTTGTCATACTTTGTTATGCCTTATTTCGGTGTGCCCAACAAAATTCAATGCTTTTATAACATGATTTGCCACAAATGCTACCGTCTTTTTTTGAATACGGACATATGTATTTGTACATACCATTTCCTATAGATTTTTTATTTGATCTCCACGCTTCAATTGCTCCATCAAAGTCAATATTAACTTCGTATAACGTTTTACTTTCAGTTTTCGTTTGACTTCTTGTCTTCATGTTTGTTAGTATATACCATTTATTATACTAACAAAGTATTTCAATTTTTTTTGTTTTTTAATGACTTTTTGTTTTTTTTTATTTTTTTTGTCTTTTTAGATGTTTTATTTTTTCTATATTTCTTTTTATTTGATCTTGATTTTTTACTACCACCCTTAAACCCTTCTTCATCATCAGCGCTTAATCTGCTTATCCTATTATTGTTGTCATCTTTTTGTATATCCAAACCTTCATATGGGTCATCACTTTCTCTTTCGCGTTCTAGTTGTTCATAAAAATCTCTCTCACTATCCGTTGTACTTACTCTTTCTCTATTGGGTAAAGTTGTACCTTCATTTCCTGTATCTTTTTGAGTTGTAAAATATACAAAACTACTCGTAATAAGCAATGCAGCACTAACACCTATAATTACATATAAATTATTACTCATTATTATTATTGTATATTTAATTATTTTAAAATTATAAATAAAATTGAGATAGTTTAAATTAATTATATTTTATATAACCAAATACATAGAATATGGGTATAAGAAGACTGAATCGTTATTTAAAAGATAATTGTAAGGATTCAATCCGCTGTATAAAAGTAGCGGACTTGAGTGGAAAAAAAATAGCAGTAGATGTTAGTATATATTTATATAAATATGAAACCGAAAATGCGTTATTAGAGAATATATATACGATGTTATCTATATTTAGATGTTACAATATAATTCCTATATTTATCTTTGACGGCAAACCACCACCTGAAAAAAAACAATTGTTGATAAAAAGAAAAGAAGATAAAGAAGCAGCACAAAAAGAATATGATAGACTAAAAAACGTGTTAGTTAGTATGAATAATGATGATGATAAACATGACATTTTATCTTCTTTAGATCAATTAAAGAAACAAATAGTATGTATTAATAAAGATAAAATAGAAAAAGTTAAAGAACTCATTAGAGCATATGGTGCTACTTATTATGATGCACCTGGTGAAGCAGATGAATTGTGTGCATCATTGGTTATTAAAAAAAAAGTTTGGGCGTGTTTAAGTGAAGATATGGATATGTTTGTCTATGGTTGTACAAGAGTGTTGAGATATTTTAGTATAATTAATCACACTGCAGTTTTGTACTATATGAAGGGGATATTACAGGAATTAAAAATGACTCAACAAGAATTCAAAGAAATATGTGTATTATCTGGGACTGATTATAATACAAATTCTAACGGCGATAACGATAAGGTGAATTTACAGACAACAATAAAATATTTCTGTAAATTTAAGAACAACGCCAACGATAAACTAACATTTTATGAATGGTTATTAACAAATACAGACTATATTTCTGATATAGAATTGTTAAATAAAATAAATAAAATGTTTGATTTAACAACAGAACATGCCAAATTAGAATTATTTAAAAATATTATGATTACAAATGGTCCAATTAAAAATGAGGAAGTTAAAGAAATTATGAAAGAAGAAGGATTTATATTTTGTACAGTAGACTAGTTTTAATTAATAAAACGCATATAACAAGCAATAAAACAACATATGTTCATTATAACACCATTTTTTTACTTGAATAACAATGACTCATATAAAATGAAAAAAATACTGCTAAAATAAAAATTATATATGAATAAAATAAATAAATATATAAAAGTTTTATATATTTATACATTATACATGTTAACTAAAGCAGATTTGTATAGTAATCAGTACGATTATGAAACTTTAAAAACTAATATATATTGTGTTAGTATGTTGGATATTTTAAATACCCAAAAATTGAATGCAGATTTTTGTATTAAATATATTCTAAATCCAAATTTTCAATTTTCTGAAGAAGATGAAAAAATAACTATAGAACTTGTAAAACAAAAACAGCCACATATTTCAAATATTGAATTTATACGCTCTCAAATAATAGCAAATATAAAAAAAGAAAGGAAAGAAAGAATAGACAGTGTGGAAGATTTTGAATCGTACGCAAATAGGAATTCTTAATGTTTACGTGTTCCTTTTTTATGTCCTTTTTTGCCTTTTGTTTTTTTATGTCGTCTACTTTTTCCGCCTTTACGTGATCTAGGTTTTTGTAAAGCCTTAATAGCATTTTGTTTTAAAAAAGGAGTTGCTGCTGAAAATGCAGAAGATGCCATTGGATGAAATACTTCAGAATCTGCGGCTAACACATCTTTTTCTGATAATCCACTATTTTTTATTATTTTTTTAAATTGTTCTTTTGTAATACTCATTATATAATAATCAAATAAAAAAGTATTTTAATTATTGTTTTTAAATTAATAATTCTTATTTATTAATTTAAACGATTAGTTGATTTTAATTTTCTATTTTTTTTGTTTTTTATTTTTTTTAAATGTACACACGATTAGGCAACAACGGTCTTCTCGGCCTTAGAGAAGTGAGGAGACATGTATCGTTGGAGGTTGAAGTAAGTGAGTTCATCACTTCCCTTAAGTTTCAAAAGGCTCTTCAACTTGGCATCAGGGTTGATCTTGCGACCATTATCCTTGTCTTGCAAGTTGTGGGAACGAATGTACTTGTTGATTTCACGAGTGACATCAGTGCGAGCCATTTCGGTTCCCTTCTCCTTTCCTAGAAAACTGGCAAGTTCGTCAGAAATCTTGGTGGGCTTGACAAATCCAGATGGAGCACGGTTTCCGGACTTTCTCTTGCGCTTGGCAGAGGTCTTTTGGGCGGACTTAAGTTCACGAGACCACTTCTTCTCAAGACTGCGGTACTCGTTCTTTAGGGAAGCGAGCATAGCGGTCATTTGATTGAGTTTAGCAAGGAATTCGGTAGATTGGGCAGCAAGATCAGAAGAATCAACAGCGTCAACTGGTTCGTCAACAACAGCAGGAACAGCAGGAACAGTGGCGGCTTCAACCTTAGCCTTGGGAGCCTTAGGTTTCTTATCAGCCTTAACAGGAGCAGCAACCTGTTCAACAACAGGGGTATTAACAACAGGAGTAGATTCAACAACTACGTCAGAGGTCTTAGATGTTTTCTTTGGCATCTTATTATACTATACTACTATGATATCTTTTTAAATAGTTTAAGGCCTTAAATATATTATTTGTTATCTAAAATGGTCTTAAGTTTTTTTATTTTTTAATAATTAATTCAATAATAGCCCCTACTTACATATAGCATACTGCTTGATATAACCATGGAAGTGATGTAGCGGCATCTTCACTTACTAAAGTTAAAGCACCTAAAACATAATACGCACCTAAACATTTACTATCCTTGTCTATTCCTAAATTAACGAATTTATCTATTATATCTAAAATATTCTTTCGTAAATCGTCTAAATTTTCTAAAACCGTGACTAACTGTACATTTTGTAATCTACCAAATGGATTTCCATTTGGCGGACAAATATCTCTCTTGGTTTGAATAGTTAATGGAGCACGATATTGCCAAATATCTAATAATTCTCTATAAAATTTTATATATTGATTTCTATTCAGTTTTAGAAACCATTCTGCATTAGAATAATTTCCCAATGAATCTATATTTTGAAATAATGTAAGTGCACGTAATTCAATTGATTTTTTATTTGAAACTTCCTTTGTTACATCATTTAACTCTGTACATATAACTATGTTTAACACACGACTTAAACGCAATAATGTTCTAAAATCCTCTAATACTTTTGATAAAATAGGTTTTTTGTTGAATGGATTTTTTATTGCTCCATTACATTTATAAATCAAATTATGTAGTGATAATATATCAAAACCATAAACAAAACCATCTTCATCTTTAAAACTAAAAAATTGTTCTTTTGGTATTTCTTTTAATTCTTCCATTGATAAAAAATCAATGTTATTTATACACATAGATCTATTTAAATATGCTGGACCATGATATTTATTATATTTCCTTTGTAAATAACCTCTTATAATTTTTTGCATATTAAGAACAGAATTAGATAAAAATAAAAAAGAATAAATTCTAGAAACTAGTTGTTGTTTATTACCTGTAACCTTTAATTTATAATATTTCGCAAAATTTTTCAATTGTTGCAATTTATAGTCATAACGTAATAATTTGTCACTCTCATTAAATTTTGGTACAATAATAGTATCATCATTTATTTTTTCCATTTTTTTGGTAGATTGTAGATTTTTTGTTTTTGCTTTATTTATTGCTCTATCGTAAATGGTATCTAGAAACTCAACACTTTGTAAGATACTTTCAGCATTAACATTTTTATTGTTTTTTACAAAACTCATATATATTATTTAAATAAAATGTTTTTGTATTATTTTATAAAATAATATTATTACTTTACTATGATATCATGTTATTTGAATACATGTAAAAACTTATTTTATATAACTTATTTTATATTTAAAAAAAAAATTGATTTAAAGATATATCATAATGATATAGTATAAATACAGACATGGCAGACTATATCGTTGACGGTACTAAAATTGATACTTCTATATTCTCTTATTCCGCTCCTAAGGCACATGCTTCAGGTGGAAAAGTAGTAAATTTATACAACAAAAATGCTAAGGAATCTATTACTATTTCTACTCCTCTAATCTTGACTTGGGGCGCCCAAGAAGGAGTTGAACAAGGTAGTAAGAAACCAACTGGTAAGTGGACTATGTCTCTACAATTTCCGAGCAAAGATTTTAGCAATCCCGATGCAGAACTATTTCTAAGTTCAATGCGTGCTTTGGAATCTAAGGTAAAAGCAGATGCTATGACGTACTCCAAGGAGTGGTTCGGAAAGGAAATCAAGAGCGCTGAAGTTATTGATGAAAAGTTCAATATTATGCTTAGACATCCAAAGAGAGAAAAGGGAAGTGCAGAAGTTGATGAAAGCAAGCCTCCCACTCTTACTGTTAAAATTCCACAATGGTCTGGAGTTTGGAAGCCAGAGATTTATGATGAAGACGGAGAACCATTGTACATTAATGGCAAAGTTAACACACATTTGTCTCCACTTGAATATTTGAAACCAAAGACTCATGTTATTTGCTTGTTACAGTGCGGCGGTTTGTGGTTTGTAAACGGAAAAATATCAATTACATGGAATTTAAAGCAAGCAATTGTTCAAAAACCTAAGCCTACAATTGAAGGAACATGCTTTTTGAGGCCTAAAGCAGCAGAAAAGGAAAAAATGAAGTCTCTTCCTCCTCCTGAAGAACCGGTTGATCCTGACGGAGTACATGCTACAGTCGTAGCAGATTCAGATGATGAACACGACGAATTACCCGTATCAGTACCTATCAGTACTCCTGCTACTGTTACAACCGAACATGCATTTGCTGAAGAAACAAATGAAGTTGTTGAAGTAGACACCAAACCTAAGAAGAAGATTACCAGAAAGAAGAACGCAGATACTTAATAAATATTGATATGTAATTTATATGTTTATTATTTGTTAACAATTTATTGTAATTTTTAACTATTTTTTAATTTCGTATTCATTTACGATATTAAAATACTTATACAACTTTCATTTTATATCCAAAACATAAAAAATCATTTTTATAGAATTTATTAATTAAACGAATCGTTGGTACACTTAAAAACTTATTGTAATCTGGTTTATTTTTTTTTGAAAACACATTTTCATTAAAATCATTATATCCTATATCTTTCATCATTTCAGTTAATTTCTCTTGTCTTAAAATTATTAAATCTTTGTAAAATTTATTGTTTTCATCTATCAAAAATTGATATTGTGGTCTTATATGATTGTCATGTACATTATTATTTTTATGATAATCATTTATTGCTTTTTTTGTACAATTATAAACATCTTCTTTGGATGAATCATTATTAATTTTTTTTAACCATAATAATTCACTAATAAGACGTGTATAAGGATTTCTTACAACAGTGATTTTTTCTGCAATATCAATATTTATATTAAATCTATCTTTATTTTGTATTAATAATTTTAATTCAAAATGTTGCGGTGTTTTTCCAAATTCTTTTTTTAAGTTTGACTCTTTTATACTATCTGAAAATAAATGATCTTCTTCAATTAGTGTTTCTCTTTTCAAACTTATTTTAGAAGCAAAATATTCTTCTAAACTTGAACCACCTGTTTTGGGAATATGTACTAATAGTATCGTTTTTCCATTTATATCTTTAAAATAAGGCATAATTTATGACAATATTTTTTTTTTTAAAATTTAACTTAATATTATTTTTACTATTACATCTCCTTTGCAACTAACATTGTATATATCATTTTCTTGGATGCGAGATATACCTCTACCTTTTATTTTATATATTTGTTCTTCTTTTATATATAAATTACTCACAGGAATTTTCAAGACTCTTTCGCCTATATCACAACTAACAAAACCAGTACCTTTAATAATATTTGAAAGTTCACTATCTATTTTAATAATTAAATCATATCTTATATTATTATTTTCATCAATTGTTATGTTAGTTGGAAGTTGGGGTCTACATAGTACAATAATATCTCCACCATCTTTTGCATCAAAATATAATTCACTATGCCATAATGGAACTAAATAAAGTTCATCATCTACGTATAATTTAAAAATATTATTATCCCAAATATCTTTTAATGTTGGAGTCAAAATATATATCTTATCATTTTTATATTTTTCTTTTATAATTGAACTAACAACTTCTAATGTTGTATCATCTATATAGAAAATATCCTTATACTTGTATAGCAAATTATATACTTCAATTGCTTTTTCCTTATTTAATTCCTCAAACATTTTTACGGAAACAATATTGCATCCAACTACTATTTCTTTTATTATATGTACAAGAATTTCATTATAATCGCTTTTAATTATAGAAGATATAAATGTAGTTAATATATTACTGTAAATATTTGACTCTTTAGAGTAAGATGAACTAACAAATTCATCATTAGTATTTAAATTTGGTATTTCTTTTAATAAATATTCATATGATATTTGTATTTTTTGAAATTTTTTTGTAGCGTACTCTGAATTATTATTTTTGTCTGGATGCCATTTTAAAGCCATCTTATGATATTTTTTTTTAATATAGTCTATTGTTAGTTCAGATATTTTTATATCTTCCAAAGATATTTCTAATGTGTCTAATGCAATTTGAATATCCATTTTAATCATTAGATTTATTTAATCTTTAAATTAAAGTTTAAAAATTTATAATTAGTAACAACTAACCTTGCCATATTCAATGTTTATTATTGTTTTTATAACTTTAGGTGTGTACAAAAATAAATTATCTACTAAATCTTTAACATTAAAAGAATTTATATTATATGACCAATATATTTCATTAGCGTTTTGTTGAAATTCTTGATGAAAAAAAGGTGCATAATACAAAATATTATTATTAATCAAATAATTTGATGGTATGTCGTATATATATTCAGGTCCTTCCCAAGGACCTTCTATAGTTGATGAATAAAATAAACAAACTTTTGGTCCTACACTAAACCAATCAATTGATAATATCATATATTTATACAGGTATGTGTTAAAAATTATAGTAGATGTTAATGCTAATGGAGTGAATATAGTTTTAGGTATTGAATATAAGTATGATAACCAAGATAAACCATTATATATTTCTAATGATGACCATTTTCCATCAATAAAATCATTTATGGGTATACGTGTTACATAACCATAATAATTATATGTTTTTGAACCAAATAAATATACGTAACCATTATTTACTATTGATGTATTTCCAATGGTGTTTGTAGTTGTTATAGTTGGAATTGACGATTTATACTCATAGGTCCACAATGAAGGATTGTTTATATCAGTAATATTTAGTTGCAGTATATCTATTCCAACAGTAGTTAGATTAGTACAGATAACTTTTTCACAAATAATATAGTAATTATTATTAATTATTAATGCGTTTATTGGCCAATAATTTAATGTTGGATTATTAGGATCAGGTTGAATTGGGCTAAAAAAACCATAAGTTGCTTTATTTTGACCATATTGACCTTCGTATTCAGGCATGTAGTGATATACAGATGATTTATTTGTATCATTATTTATAGTCCATATTAAAATACTATTTCTAGTCCATATTAAACTATTATCTACAACTAATATATCTCTTTTTCCATCTACAACATTACCATAAAAAGTATCTCCTAAAAACCACAGATAAGTACTGTTAACATTTGTCTTATTAATTATTATTGATGATGCTATATCAGCACCTAAAAATGGTGTCATAATACCTAGATAGTTAGTTAAATCATTATCTACAACCGAATTAAATATGTATTTTGGTTTTTCTGTTGGTCTTTTTCTAATACCTAATGCTTCTAAAGCGCATGGAGATAGTATACTTCTATTGCAACATGCTCCTTTTACTTTTTCTTTTGCTTTATAATTAACAACAAAATTAGATGACCTTTGTTGAGACATTATTTTTATATTGTATAATTATATTATATTTTATGTATTACACTTGTTAGGTAGAATAGATAACTCTCCAAGTGATAAATGGGACGATAATTATTGTTGTAATATTTTAAAAAATTATATGTTTTTATTAACACATTTGACATGTCATTTTTTTGAATTTTATTTGATTCAATTAATTTTGTTAGTATGTACCATATGCATTTACAAATATCTAAATTATAAATAAAAATATCATATAACAAATCTCTAAATTTTAAGAATTTCAAATCGTCTATAATTATTATTTCATTTAATATTTTTTCACATATAATTTTGTGTGGATACATTAATTCATTAGTATTAACGTGTAAGTATTTTATATTAGATATATTTTCTATATCTATCTTTTGGAACATAGGTTTTTTTATACATTTTGAATAAGATACCTTTGTTGGTCTTCCCATATTTATTATTTCGCAACAATTTAAAATACTATCTGGTATAAAACTAATTTGTTCAGTTAGTAATATATATTTAATATTTATAGAACTAGAATTATTATCTTGCATATAACTATAAAAATTTTCTAGTAATTCGCTATGAATATTATGAAACTCTTTACATACAATTATACCAGTTTTTTCAGATTTGGCTGATAATATATCTACAATTTGTTGATAAATTTCGTACCATAATAATTTTGAATTGCAACCCAATAAAGACATATCTATTTCATAATGTATATCACTTATTTTAAAAAAATACTGCTTTTTATCATATGTTACGCTTAATTTTTTTTCGTATTTTAGTTCAGAAGGGGAATATTTTTTAATTGAGTACAACATTTGACTGTATTTTCCTACTCCACTTGGACCATAAAAAATTAAGTTACCAATTTTATTTAACTCTTTTGGAAATTTATTGTAGATTTTTTGCAATTTGGGATGTAAATTTGTTTTATCTACTTCATTTATATATTCTTCAAAATGTGTTTCTAAGAACTTCATAATATAAATTTATACTTATTCTTTATTTTGATATACAACATATTTATATATTAAAATAATTTTGATATTTATATCTTAAATATAATATTAAAAACAAATTAACAAATAATTACAGCGTAATGATTATTGTAAAAAATGTTGATCAATTTAACAATGATAATGTGTATTTTTGCGAACCAATTAAAAACAATATTATGAATAATGGACATTTTATTAGAATTTTATATTCTACTCCATTATTTAATTTAAACGGAATATATTTATTTATTACTATTAATCATCATAGTATTGAAAAATATTACAATAAATACAAATGTAGTTTTGACATTCATGTATATCAAAATATAATAGAAAAATTAAAGTATATTGAAGATGATATTTTGAAAAAAGTTGGAATAAAAGGAAAGGTACCACAATATAAACTATATGAGCAAATGCAAAATGGAAATATAAAAATTATTGCTGACAATATAGATAAACTAAATAATACGTTTTTACTTAAAATAGCAGGTATTTGGGAGACCGAAACTGAATACGGACTAACATATAAATTTAATAAATTGTCTACATAAATTATTTTATCCTTGAGTTGTGTAAAATTTTAATACAATTACGTAACATATCAAAAAATACAAATTTAATATTGACAGTAACATAAATAACATAAATGTTGTATCACTTATTTTTTGCATAGTTTTATAAGCAGCACTCATATAGTCATTTCCTAACATAATAATTTGTAATGTTATGAAAAAAGACATAAGACCTGAAAATGTATAATAGTAGGATGATAAATGATCAGATTGAATTATATCTTTATATTGATTAATAAATACTAACAAAACACTAATTGTAAACAATAATATACCAATTGGAATAAAATTCCAAAATATTACACCGTTCGGTACTCTATTATTTGAATTAGAAGATAATTTTAACGCACCTAAAAATACCAAACAACCTAACATTATTGAATATCCACTTACTAACACTCCCCAACCACTACTACCATTTAAAGATAATCCTATCCATGTTAGTATAATACCTGCACTAATTACAGAATATACAAAACCTTCAAAAGTATATCCTTTATTTCTTTCAGCATTTACAACTTTAGAACTAGTAATCATTCTTATTTTATGCTTATATTATTTTTTATTAATATGCTCTTTAGTTCATTTATTTCATTTTTCATCTCCTTTATACTACTAACTAACAACGGAATTAATTCTAAATAATTTACAGATAAAAGATCATCTGTATGTTCATCGGGTTTTTCTGAAACTAAATCAGGAAATACTTTTTCCATATCTTGAGCAATGAATCCATAATGCGTTTTATTTTTTTCATCATTTTTATATGTAAATTCCGTTGGTTTTAAATCAAATAACTTATTTGATAAGGTTTCGTCTATAGACTTTATGTTAGTTTTTAATCTAATATCAGATGGATTATATAAATTACCTTCTACATATAAATTTTGAGGTATTAACACACTTTGAAATTTGGGAAGTAAAGGCGTAAGAGTACCTATATTTTCATATGTAAGAGGTCTCCATAAATTAGGAGATACTCCTGGTACAAATGTTTTTATATAGGCTGTATTATTAGGTTGTCTACCATTATAATTTGCTATTCCTGATGGCATATATATAATTATTGGTATAATTATTTAAAAAAAATATACGTATAAAATATATGAGTCAATTTAATACCTTTCAAACATACCCTTTAATACCAAATGCTAATCAATATTTTTTTGAAAAAAAATATATATCAATACACTCAGAGGATAGAGATCTTTTAAGATATCCTAATTCTGCTGAATTTGAAATTGAATTGCCTCAAGATTATTTAAATGTGGCTTCGGCTAGATTATATTCTTGGTCTTTTCCAGCAAATTATAGTGTATTTTCAATACTTAATAGCAATATAGCAATGACCTTTAAATTTACTAGTCTTTACAATCCTGGTGATTTCTTTTGTACTGATTTATTAACTGAAGCAATTTATAATGCTTTATATAATCAGTCTTCTAAAGAATATGTAATTACTATTGAACCAGGATTTTATAATCCTGAACAGATGGCTATTGAATTAACTAACAAATTTAATGAAGTTATTACACTTGAAGTTATAGATTTCCTAAATTCACCAGATGGAGAACCTTATGCCTCAGTTAAAGATGATTTTACAGGTTACGATAGATTTATAATCGTATACAATACAGTTTCACAAAAATTATGGTTTGGAAATACTGCTGATAAATTTTTATTGACCAATGATTCAACATTTATATTCAAAAGAGAGTTTCTAAATACTCAATGTCTCAGGGAGAGAATTTTACCTGAAACTAGCAATTGGGGACTTCCTGCATATTTAGGTTTCACTCCATGTTCTACTCCTTCATTAAGTGCTGCTGAGACAGTTACTATTCTTGGAGGAATTACTCCAAAAAATACAAACGCAAATGTTGTTCCAACTGAAGGTGATGGTTCATATACATTAGATATGATATTACTAGTACCTAGATTTTATTACGGTGATGTAACTGGATCTGGAGATAATGGTTATTGGTTATTACCTAAATTACCAGGTGCAACGGTTTATTTTTTACAAGCACCTGCAAAAATTAATTTTATGGGACCAGCATATATTTATATGGATGTTGATGGATTAAATTGTATTGATGAAACCAGTCCATATTATATTAATGAATATGCTCTTCATACAAATGTAACAAATGGTATTGTTAATTCATCATTTGCTAAAATTCCTGTTCCAACAACACCTATTTCTCAATGGTTTGATACTGATATGGCACCATATAAGTATTTTAATCCACCTGCTGAAAGAATTAGAAAATTAAAATTAAGATTTAGATATCATAATGGGCAAACTGTTCAATTTGGTACATTTGAATATTCTTTTATGTTAGAATTTAATCTACTAACACCACAACAAGAGAGAAATTATAGTATAAGAAATGCTTTTGAACTTTCCCAAAATCAGTCATTCTCAAAATAATAAATAATAAAAAATTGAAAATTGAAAATTGAAAAATAACTATTCTATATTATAATCTATAAGCATAATATGGAATTTACAGATAGTGAAAATGGCATTTGTTTTAAGTTTATACCTAAAATAGTTACTTCTTTTGATCAAATTAGTAAACAAAAACTAATTTTAAAAAATGACGTATTTGAAAAATATGAAGCCGATACAAATATAAAGGGAGAACTGTTAGTATGTAAGAATACAAATAAATTAAAAAAACATTCTAAAGTAGTTATTAGAGAAACGTATGATGAATACCTGCAATTTATTCAAAATAGAGATTTTGAAAAAGATAGATGGATTTATAATATTATTGACGGTTTAGATGAACAAGACAAAATCTTGTATAAAGATATTGAATGTGTTATTGTACCTACATATACTTGGGATGGAAACAATATTCAAAAATTACATATTTTATGTTTACATACTAACAAGACCAAAAGATGTCTTAGGGATCTTACTGCATATGATATACCTTGGTTAATATACATACAAAAAAAAACTATTAGCGTTATTAAAACTAATTACGGATTAAATGAAGAAAAAATAAAGGCATTCATCCATTACGAACCATCTACATATCATTTACACATACACTTTGTTAATGTAGAATATGTAGAATGCGCTTCATCTGTAGAATATTCTCATGACCTTAATAGCGTAATATTTAATTTAAGTTTAGATAGTGATTACTACAAAAAAATCGTATTGAATAAACGTATTTAATTATTCTACTTTATATGTTAGTTTTATCCAATTTAATAATAAAACTTTTTCACAATTTCTATAGTCACCCTTAAAATCCTTTAATTTAAAAAATTCAGCCTTTTTCATGCGAGGCTTTTTGTAGAATATATAATCTCCAAATTTTCCTGTTCTAATACTTAAATGTTCATTTAATTCTCGTACCAATCCAACCGGTTTACTAGGATCTAATACCTTATCTTTCTCTAAAAATCGTATAACTTGTAAATATTGTATATGTTCTATCGGGGTATTTCCATATTCCTCTTTTAAAGATTGTTTGTTAGTACCCCATTGAGCGTATATTCCGTATTTTCCTTTTTTTATAAATAAATCTAAACCTTTATATTTTCCAATAGAATCTGAAGTCGTGTGACTAGTATTAGTATCTATCACATCTTCAAGTGATACATTGGATGCATATTTTAATTGTTCTAAATCTAAATTCTTTTTTACGGGCAAAAAAGACACTTTTTGGGGATTATTAGTATCAATACATTTTATCACCGGACCATGTTTTCCTATTATTAGAGAATGTTTATTATCAATTTGTATAGAAAACTTTTTTAAATCTGCCAAATCTCTAGTTATTTTTGTTAGTTCATTGTTACAATCTTTACATAAATCTGACCATACATTTATACCTTGAGAAATTTTATCCAATTCATCTTCCATTTGTTTGGTATAATCATAATCAAAAAAAGAATCAAATTTTTCTACTAAAAATTCAATTACGATAATACCTAATGGTGTAATTACTAATTTATTTTTTTCATTACCAAATTCTTTTGTACAATTTAATTCAGTTATATTACCATTTTCTGTCATACTAAAATCACTGCATGATATACTTTTTCCAGTAATATTTTGTTTTTCCACATATTTTCTTTCTTGTATTTTATCAATTAGAGAAGCAAATGTAGATGGACGACCGATACCTTTTTCTTCCAAGATTTGAACTAAACGTGCTTCTGTGTAATGAGACTTTAAATCAATCATTGTAAATTTTATATCTATCTTTTTTGGTGTCATATTGATATTCTGTTTTAACCCATTTATATAAGCATATGTGTCTGAGTTTTCTACTTTATTAACAATTTGCCATCCAGGAAAAATATTTTGTTCTGTTTTGTAAATAAATTCACTATCTAATGGTGCTGTAATTTTTGCACTTATAGAATTATATTGTGATGAAGGCATACAACTTTCTAATGTTCGTTTCCATATTAAATCATATAGTCTTATTGCTTTGGCTTGTAAATCATCTGTTGAATCTTGTAATGAAGGAGAACAAACATTAATATTTACAGGTCTAATTGCCTCGTGGGCTTCTTGTGGAGGAGGAATTCCTTTTTTTTCACCTACAGACTTCTTTTTTTTTTCGGGTGGATGTACAGATGTCATTGAACCAACAACTAAACCTTCAATATTTTGATTTACATATTGCTCTCCATATACGTTTATAATATATTTTTTAATATTATCCACAAAATCTTTACTATATTTTTTAGAATCAGTTCTCATATAAGTGATATATCCTGATTCATATAATTGTTGTGCATATTTCATTGTCTCTTTAGGCGATAAATGTAATTCATTACTTGCCAATTGTTGTAAAGAAGATGTCGTTAATGGTTCAGGTGATTTTTTTATAACCTTCTTTGGCTGAGTAGTTGTTAGTGTAAAATCAAAATCAGTACACTTTTCAAGAAAAATTCTAGATTCTTCTTTAGACTCAAAACTCTTATTAAGGTCAAATACAAGATTTAAATTTGTAAAATATCCTGAAGCATTATATACAATTTTTCCAGGAGATTTTTTTATATCCAAATAATTGTCATATACAATTCTTAAAGCAGGTGTTTGACATCTTCCTGCTGATAAACTTGTAGTATGATTTTTTACAACACAATTCCATAATATGGGTGTAATAGTATATCCAACTAACATATCCAAAATCTGACGCGCTTGTTGTGCATAAACCAAATTCATATTAATTGTTTTAGGATGAGAAATTGCAGATACTAATGCTGATTCCGTAATTTCATGAAAAATAATACGTTTTGTACGTTGTACTGACAAAGAAAATAATTGACATATGTGCCACGCGATGGCTTCACCTTCACGATCATCATCTGTTGCCAAAATAACTTCATTTGCGTTAGCAATTTCCGAACGAATTTTTTCAATTTGTTTAAGTTTTAAAGGTTCATTAATAACATCATAATTTGTATGAAAGTTATTATCAACATCAATTGACTTTAGATCAGGAATATTTCGGATATGACCAAATGATGCAATTACTTTATATCCAGGTCCCAAATAAGACTCTATTTTTTTGCATTTTGCTGGTGATTCAACTATAACTAATGAGGTAGGCATGATTAAATAATATATTAATTTATCTTTATTCTAATTTAATATATTATTTACATAATTATACAGGTATTATCATCAGAATTTGTATTTTCTGATTGTTTTTTATTCGTTTTATCATTATCATAATCTTCATTAGTAGTTTCTTCTTCATCTGCATTTTCATCATACTTAGTTTGTAGTAGTTCAAAAAAATCTTCTAAAGAAAGTACTTCTTCTTGCCACTCATTATCAAATAAATAAAATTTAATAGTATTATTCTGAGAGTGTTGTGAATTAATTATAATTATATCCTTATCAGTCTTTTTATATTTGTTGATTTTTGATGTAACTGATGTTCTATAATTGGTATCCACAAACACTTTTATACTGCTGTCAATGGAATTAATGTTTTTAATAATATTTTCTACATAAGGTAAGCAATCTTCACATACTGGAATAATAACAAAATCAAGTACCATTATAGTAAGTAAAATGTTTTGACTTTAAGTTTATTTGTGAAAACTATATTTATTTTTTTCCACTCTTGAAATTCATTTTTTTGAATTGCTTCCAAGAAATTTCTACTTGAGGACCCTTATATTCTGGTTCCTTTTCACCCGTTTCTGCATTTAGTTTTTCGGCCTTTTTTAACGCACTGTCAACATAAATTTTTCTTAATAGCATACCAAATTCATATGCACCATTATGTTGATCTAATTTACCATCTTCAATGTCCCTTAAAACATCCAATGCCTTAAATAAAATGCTTAAATCTATTTCATCTTTTCTTACTTTGTTATATATATCTGTATAATAGGTGAATAAAAAGTTACATTCAACCATGGCTTCTAAATTTAGATTATCATTATCATTAAGGTACTTGTTCTTTAACATCAATAGATTATTAATGTCTGTGCGTAAAATATGACTATGCTTTAATTCTCTTATTAAATCAGTGGTATCTTCTACATTATTAGCCGCAATCATTTTTTGCAAATGAAGTCGTTGATTATCGTCCATTATATTATTATTTTAGAATACTATTTTTAAACTATAATTTATAAAATTATATTTATATATATTATAAATGAGTAATAATCAAGAGTTAACTGGGCTTCCACCACAAACTTTAATGAAAGGATCCGGAAATCCGAGTCTTGCAGCACAACAAAATATGAATGCTTCTAATGAAAAATTGAATTCACTTGGAAAAATTGGTGGTAAAAAAAGAAAATATTTACGAGGAGGTGCTTCTGCTGTTGCTGCACCACCTGCAAATAATATGTATCCTGATGGAGGAGCAACTCAAAATAATGTAAATAATTTAACATCTGCATCAATGAATGCTAAAACAAATGCTGCATTTGATGGTACGGTTGGTTCAGGACCATCTTCCACTGCTAATATTGTTCAACAACAAGAAGCAATAAGAAAAGGAGGAGGATACAAAACCCGCAAAAGAGGTGGGGGAGTTATATGGGGTTGTTTAAGTGGTGGCAAACATAAAAATACTAGAAGACACAAAAAGAGTAAAAAACACAGAAAAAATAAAAAAAGCAAAAAAAGCAAAAAATATTTTATAAAATCTAGATAACACGGTTTTATTAATAAAATAAATATATATTAATATTATATATTATGCCAACAGTAGGTAATTATTTAAATTTTTTATATATAAATTTAGGTTTTGTTGCTTTATCAACTATTATGGTATTTTTACGATCTGCTATAGATATAAAAGAAAATTGGCCTATTTATAGATGCAATCCACCTTATTGGATATTTTCTGATAATGTTACTGCTGACTTTACTTATTGTGTACAGAATACGCAAATCAATATGATGGGATACCTTCTTCAACCAATTAATTACATATTAGGAGGATTAGGTTCATTAGCAACTGAATTCTTAAAATCTATTAATTTTATACGAGAATTCTTTAGTATTCTTAGAGGTTTTATTACCAGCATTGTAGATAAAGTTTTTGGAGTTTTTGTAAATTTAATTATACAATTTACCAAATTAACAATTTCAATTAAAGATATGGTAGGCAAATTAATTGGTGTTGTAATTACAATGGTTTACATTTTGGATGGTACTATTAAAACTGGTAAAAGTTTTTGGACAGGACCACCAGGACAACTAATTCAAGCAATAGGTTCTTGTTTTCATCCAAATACAATGATTAAACTTAAAAATGGAGAACAATACACTATGGAAAATATACCTTTAGGATCAGAATTGGAAAATGGAGGAAAAGTTTTCGCAGTATTGAAAATAGATAACTCAAAGAAAGAGTGTTTGTACAAAATAAACGATGATGACCAAGATATTTATGTTACAGGGGAACATTTTGTTTTAGATAAACAAAACAAAAAATGGATTCAAGTTAAAAATTATGATAATGCTCAAATTCAAAATGATTTTATTATTGATTATTTTTCATGTTTGATTACTACAAATGGACGTATTCCAATTGGTAACCATTTGTTTTGGGATTGGGAAGATGACGAACTAACAAAACCCTTGTATAAACAAAAATAAGTAAAAAATTAAGAAATAATTATGTATTATTATCCATTTATAGTATATGGATAATAATAACGAAAAAATAGATGATTCAATAAAATTTATCAAAAAAATATATGATAATTTAAGTTACTATGATTTATATGGAAATTCAATATTTATTTTTATTTTTGTTACGATATTCCTATTTTTATCTGTGTCGTTTTTTAAAATACTTAAAAATAAAGAAGAAATTGCAGATGATTGGCCTAATCAAAGATGCAAACCACAAAATATGGTTTTTGCTGGATATATAAGTAAACCTGATGATAAAACTGCTTTTCAATATACTACTGAAAATTTTCAATATTGTGTACAAGGTATATTAATTAATATTACAGGATTTGCTATTCAACCAATTAACTATTTAACAAGTGCACTTACTACTCTTTTTAACGTGATTGCAGAAGCAATTCAGAAAATTAGAGAAATGATATATTATTTGAGAAGTCAATTAACCGTAATTACTGAAGAAGTGCTTAATAAGATTTTAGCGTCTATGATACCTATCCAAAAATTGCTCATTTCTGTTAGTGATACATTTAACAAAACTCTTGGAGTTATGACAGCGTCATTATATACAGTTCTTGCATCTTACTATCTTTTACAAACACTGATGGGAGCAGTACTTGAATTAATAATTAAAATATTAGTAATTTTAGTAATAATTATTGTTGGTCTTTGGATTTTACCATTTACATGGCCAGTTGCAGCCACTATGAGTTTAGTTTTCTTAGGAATAGCAATTCCATTAGCAATTATTGTTTATTTTATGGTAGAAGTTTTACACGTAGAAATGACAGGAATACCCAAATTAAGATGTTTTGACGAAAATACTAAATTTATAACACAAAACAATTGTATTAAATCAATTAAAGATCTTAATGTTGGAGAAATACTCTATGATGGATCTATTATTACCTCTAAAATCAAAGTTACTTCAGAAGGACTTGAAATGTACAATTTAAATGGCACAATAGTTAGTGAAAGTCATATAGTTAATTATAATGATAAATGGATACCTGTACGAGAACATCCAAAAGCAGTTTTGATTAATAACTACAACAAACCATTTTTATATTGTTTAAATACTTCCAATAAAATAATTACATTAAATAATATTATTTATACAGATTGGGATGAAATTTATAATGACAAATTAGATAGAGTTTCACGTTTTGCGTCTAAAAATTCTACTTATAATTTATTAAATATTCATAAATATTTAGACAATGGATTTCTAGAACATGACATAGTTTTATTAGATAATGGATTCAAAGAAATTAGAAATATTGAAATTGGAGATAAACTTTTAAACGGAGGCGTGGTATACGGAATTGTAGAAATAGATACACAATATTTAAATTGGGATTTAGGAAAAACCAAACCTTCTAAATTGTACAGTTTATTAACTACTAATAAACAATTTATTGTTAACTTACAAATTGTTCAAGATTACAACAGTTGCGTTGACAAAATCTTTATATAGGAAAAATATTATCTAAAGAATATGTATAATATGGATATTTCTATTGGTTCATACAAATGTAGATTAGAAATTTTAATACTTATTGTAGTTGTATTTTGGATACTTTCTGGACATTTATTATGTAGTTGTAGCAGATACAATATTATAGAAGGATTAACATCAATGATGTCAAATTCTAGAACGAGTAGTGCTGGAAAATCCAAAGAAGGTTTTGTTGGGGCAAATAATACAGCGTATGGTCCCGAATTTTCTTCTGCAGATAGTCCGGATTGGATCAGAAATCCATCTACTTGGTCTATGCCCACATTAACATATAGTCCTGGTACTACACCAGATGCTGGCGTAAAGGCTATTTGGGACAGACCTAAACAACCAATACCTTTACCTGAAGGTGAATTAGATATGTTTGCTACTACCAAATTTGACGGATCATGTTGTCCTAATGCATACTCTTCTAGTATGGGATGTGCTTGTATGACAGTTGATCAATATAATTACTTACGTGATAGAGGCGGCAATAACGTACCATACTCTGAATATTAAATTAAATTAATATGCTTATTGTTTTGTAGCACCACATATTCCACAATAACATATTGGCTGTGATTTTTCTGGATCAATATCAATATAGTCATCTATCCATTCATGCTCACAAATATTGTTTAGTTTATCTTTAACAATATTTTGGTACTCTAATAAAAAATCTTTTAAATTTTGTATTTCTACATTATTAAATATTTCTATTAACTTAGAATAGATTTTATCTATATCTTCAACAAAATAATTGTTATCCAATTTTTCTTTATTTTTTTTTATATATGCTATTTTTTTTTCTATATTATTTAATTCTATTAAATAATCTTGCACCATATCATTTATATCTAAAAGTATTGTCTTTTCGGTTACCATTATCATAAATATTCTAACAAATTTTTATATTAGTTTAATATATAAATGTCATCACAACCATCAGTCGAATCAGAAAATTGGGCAGACTTAAAAAGGACAAACTCTTTACAAAGTAAAAAAATGAGAAGACTTGGTGTTATAACACCAGAAGAAAGAGATAGTAAAATTGAAGAATTTAAACGGTTTATGAGTGAAAAAATAGAAAAAGAATCACAAGAAATAAATGAAAACGAAGAATCAGATCAAGCATTTGTTTCTGATCCTAGTACAGCATTTTTTTATTATTTTATGGGTCGTGGTAATCCTCTTCACGAGGGTCATGTACATGCATTAAAACAACTTATAGAAACGGCAGATAAAAACAATGCAGTACCTTTAATATTACTTGGAAATGGACCCAAACCAAAAAAAGCATCAGATAAATTAAATGATCCAATCAGTTTTGATTTAAAACAACGTTTTCTTAAATATAAATTGGACGAATTGTTTAGAGCAGAAGGGTTAAAAACTCCTCGTTATATTATAAAAGAAAAATCATCGGCACCGGCTCAAGATGTATCGCGTTATATACAAGATGCTTTAGAAAATTATGGTCCTGATGTACAAGATATTATTATAGCACAATTTGCTGGAGATAAAGGAGAAGATGCCAAGAAATTAGATTTTATAAAACCTATTGTTGTGGCTAAAGCAACTGAACTACGACCATCTTCTGTAGTAACAACAATAACCGAACCGATTAATCCAATCAAAAATGATGGAGAAGAAATGTCTGCAACACGTGTAAGAAAATATGCTTATAATTGTTATTTAAACGAACAAGATCAAGATATTAATGGTGAAGATTGTTTTAAACAAAAGTATGGTTGGTTTTATAAGGATTTTACATCAGAAATATATAATGGAATATTGTCTCCATTATTTAATCCACCATCTGGAATGTCGGCTATAACACAAACAGAAATTCAAAACTATATTGATGGTATTGTAGAGAGTAAAAAGTCAAAAGGAAAGGCAAAGGGTGGATTTAAAAATAAAACTAAAAGAAAAAGAAAAAATAAAACAAATAAAAGAAAAAAGTACAAAAAAAGAATTATAAAAACTAGACGTAATTAAATAAGAGAATAATAAATACAATATTTTTTAATGTATTTATTAAAATAGCAAATAAATAGGTTTTCCTACACGTAAATTAAATCTACCAATTGATTTTAACATATTATAATTGATAGTAACTAATGCGCCAAAATTTCTTGTTAAACGAGGAACTCCTCTATTGTAAAATATTGCACTTGTTGTAATTTTTCCATTAAAGTTAGGCATTCTTATATTTAGAAAATATTAAATAATATTTTACGATATTTCTATTTAATATGAACGAGAAACAGAAATAAACTTACTCATCATTCTTGAAAATAAAATAGGTTCGTAAACAATACGTGTTGGTTGAACAATTGAATAATTTCCTGCTGCTAAACCTCCAAAATCTCGGGCACGATTAGGAACACCCCGATGATAAAAAATTGTACTAGTTTTACCATGACTTCCTGCTGGCATTATATAGATAACATATAAAAAAACTATATATACTAATATATTCCTAAATATAAACAATGAAAATTATTACACATATAAATAGTAAAGTGAAGGATTAATCGTATCTGTTTTTTTAATTAGTTTATCTACAATATCTTTTGTAACAGTAAACGGAAATTGAACTTTTATTGACATATCTTCCTCAAATAGATTTGATTCTGGACGCATTAAACGATACAAATTTAATTTTGTATAAATTATTTCTAAACATCGTTTCAAATTTCTAACTCCATCTTCTTTATTGCAGTGATTATCAATAATGTAATGAATCGTTGCTTCAGGAATAATGATTTCTGATGATTCAAACTTTACTTGCTCTCGGATACGAGGTAATAGATAATTATTTGAAATTACAGTCTTTTGCTTTTGATTGTATCCTTTTGTTTGAATACGATACATTCTATCTTTTAATATTGAGTTCACTTTGTTCTCATCATTATAACTAAATATAAACAAACATTTACTCAAATCAAAATCTATCTCAGCAAAGTACTTATCATGAAATTGAGAGTTTTGAGATGTATCTGTTAAGTGGGTTAAAATACCAGCAATTTCTTCACCTTTTGGGGTATCACTAATTTTATCTAATTCATCAAAGTAAATTACTGGATTCATGCACTTACTATCAATTAAGATTTGTACAATTTTACCCCATGTAGAACCTTCATATGTATAACTATGACCTTCTAGAAAACTACTATCTGTAGCACCACCTAACGCAATGAAAGCGAATGGTCTATTTAAAATTTTACTAATTCCCTCTTTTACTAAACTAGTTTTACCAGTACCGGGAGGACCATGAATTGCTATTGCTGTACCAATTGCTTTGGGATTAGTAATCAACTGTCCAAGCATTTGCATTATTTGCATTTTTGCATCATTCAAACCATATACAGCATCATCCAATGTTTTTTGAGCAGTTTCCATGAAATCATGACATTTATCTACACCGTCATTTATACTTAACGGTAATGTTTGGAATTTTCCAAATGGTATTCTCATAAAGGTATCTACCCAATTCTTTATTTTATAGTACTCACCACTACCCGGCTCCATATACCTTAAAGAACTGAGTTTTTTCATTGCGGTTGCTTTGAAAATAACTGGTATTTCTGACTCAAGTAGTGTTAGACGATATGGTCTTTCTACTCTAACTATTTTATTAATTTCACGTAATTCCTTTATTATTTTCTTTTGATCATTCACCTCTAATTTACCGTAAAATTCAAAATCATTCATTGTGTTTTTATCACGCATTATTTTTCTGAATATTCTTTCGTTTTTTTCCTTTTGTTTTTTTAGTTTTTTCTCTTGTTTCTTTTTGTTTTGTTCTAACTTTGTTTCACATAGTCTTATACATTCTCCTACAAGTGAATTATCTTTATTTCGGGTTTGTAAATCTTTTAATACCGTTAGTATATCTTCCGAATCATTTTTTTCACTTTTAACACCAAGTGCATTTTTTAACTTATCAATTAAAATATTATCATTTTCTACCATTGCCGTATCTTCCTCTTTTTTCTCTTTTTTCTGAGAGTCTTTAGTGTTTTTTTCTTTTTTTGCCTTTGTATTTTTACAAACCTTCTTTTTACGATAGACTTCCTCTTCCTCTTCTTCTTCTTCCTCTGATGAAGAATCATCTGTACTTACTGGATCATCTTCATTTTCTGTTTCTGAGCAACTATCACTACAAGTTTCCCATTCTTCTTCATCACCTAATTCATCATCTTCATCTTCGTCTCTTGCACCTCCAATGGTAAATATAATATTAAATTTACCAGCACGTTGCTTTTCGTTATCTTCATCTTCGTAATCTTCATCATCATCTTCATCATCCTCATAATCACCTTCAGACTCATCATCTTCATCTTCATCACTTACAACAATTTTCTTTGATTTTTTTACAGGTTTTTTAGAATTTTTTTTTGTTTTTTTGCTTGAAACTGGCTCTTCTTCACTTTCACTTTCATTTTCACTCTCATCCTCAGAATCATATTCTTTTACTTT